GTTCAATTCGTCACTGAACAATGCGTCTCAGGCACTGAAACACAGAGTTTTGATTAGAACGCCAGCGTGCGACCCTGATGCCATCAAGGACTTTTCACGGTGGCTCAAAACGAATTTCATGGAGTTATTTGGCAGGATTGCGTATCCGGTCAGGGCTGTCAGCATATCGGAGTATCTGCGCAGATCTAACGCCGCACCGAGTGTTAAAAAAGCTATCCATCGCGCCTATGGGGAGTACACGGCTGCTGGCCGTGATTTGTGGACTCCATTGACCAAGGCTCAGTGTCATTCGTATACACAGTTGAGGGCGTTTGTCAAGACAGAGAATTTGAACTATGTGAGTCAATTCGGGGCCAAAGACAAGCCACCACGTATGATCCAAGGATCCAGGCCTCAGTATCTGTGCGTCGTGGGACCGTGGATGATGTCGATGCAAGACCGATTGAAGACAGTCTTGGACGAAACAGGTCCTTTCATGTTTACATCTGGTGTATCTTCAAAGCGTGTGTCCGATCATTTGGATGTCAGTGCTGATGACGCATGTGGTAAGAACGACGTGTCGTATTTTGATGCTAGTGTTAACAGCAAGATGCGGAAATTGGAGTTGTGGTTTTATTCACAATTCAATTGTCCTACGGCAGTTAAGCAACTTTTGACTTACGATTCAGCGTTAACTCATGGTGTAACATCCCATGGTTTGAAGTATTCGCTGATTACACGTGACCGAGACACTGGAGAGAAACTTGACCAAGAGGTGATGAGACCTTCAGGGCGGCCGGACACATCATTGGGCAATTCTTTTGATAATGGGTTGATCACACTGTGGGGTTTTTGCAGACAATGGGGTTTATCAGTGGCTGTTGTGATCACATTGGCAAAGATAGTGGTGCAGGGCGATGATAATGCTCATTCTCACCCCCCCAACATGAAACGTGTTGATTTCAATGTCATATTTGGATTGTTTGGTTTCAAGGCTGAGGCTGAGTTCTGCCGCCAGAAAACCGAGTTGACGTTTTGTTCCATGCTGTATTATCCAGTTGTTGGGGGTTACTGCTTCGGACCGAAGATCGGGAGGTTGTTGGCCAAGTTGGGCTATATGGTGGACCCACCTGACGTGGACCTGCGTGGTTTGGTGCGTGGCACAGCATTAGGATTAGTGCCGGCCACTTCATTCATTGAGCCGATGAAGATGTTGATTGACCGTTTGTTGGAGTTGACAACAGGTCATGATGCAATTAAACCACCAACTTTTGAGTGGCAGATGTTGCTTACAGCGGCTGAACCCTCAATTGATACTGCTGCATTCCTCCATGGACGTTATGGTTGGAGTGAGACGATGAGAACTCATTTTCAGGAGGAGTTGAAGTCGTACAAACTGGGATTGAATGATTTTGGTCCCGTCACTATGCACCTGGTCGAATGTGATTCGGACGGCCCGGTGCTGATGCAGTAGGTGCCCGCTTGTCGGGCCTACCCTCCACCTATCGTGGTCAGTGGAGGGTTTATACCACGTGGGGTTCGTGCCTTACCCATCACACTGTTGAGCTGGTAAACGTGTGATTAAATCAAGCAAATGGTCTGTTCATCAGACCCGGACGCATGATGATGGTGAGTGCGTCTGGCAACTACCATTTTGACTGTGCCGTCACACCTCTGACACCGTAGCATGGTGTCGCATAATGGTGCAAGTGTAATCGGAAATGACATTAAAATGTAGTGGTGAGAATAGTGCCATGCGGTGGGCACATTGTAACTACAACAGTTTAGTGGTTCAAACCGTCATCACGTACCCTAGGGTCCGTAGCCAGGACCCTTGCCTTAGGCTATAAAAACAGTAAGAAGGCCGTTGACGCCATGTTTCAGGCCACAAGCCAATGGACCATGGCCGCAATGGACTCGGTGAAACAGAAGGTTAAATTCCTCTCGAGTACCCACTGTAATAAAACCTTTGACAAATGGCAGAACCAACGTGAGCTGTCCCTCCCGGTCGAAGTGCTTTAAAGCCTATTACACACGGTGACACAACTTTTAATGATCGAAACTCACGTTGTACGATCAGTTTTCACAATGCCAACAAATAAAACAAAATCAAAACAAAACAACAAACGTAAGACCACCAAAAAAATCGGCGGTCGGCCACCCAGGGTGGCCGGCCGTGG